ACCAGCGTGTCGCCAGCGCCCAACTTGATCGGAGCCTTCTCCTTCGGCTTCAACGATTCCTTGAGTTGAAGCGCTGCTACCGGGTCGTATTGCGCCAGTGAATTGGCATAGCCTTGATAGTCGAACGACGGCTGCGCGGACTCCGCGACCCTGGCATTCGCGACGGTAGGCCCACCGCCATTTGCTAGCGCCGTCTGGGCGGGAGTCCGCGCAAACTGTGCCGGAAGTTGCTGCATGGCCTGCCGACGCTTCAACTCCTCCAGTTGCGACTGCTGCAACTGCTGCTGGAAGGTGTGCTGCTGCGCCTGCTGGAAGCCTTGAAGCCCAGCCATGCCAGCTTGACCCAGCGCAGGACCAAGACGGCCGCGCGACTGCAACAGGCTCAGTCCCGCCTGGAGAATGCCGTTGTTGATGGCGGCGTCCTTGCCGGCATCGCCGGTGCTGGCGCCAAGGAGTTCAAGGATGCCGGCCATTACTTCCCGCCTCCACCACCGCCGCCACCGTCGCCGATGCCTTCGCCGATGCCGCCAGTGCCGCTCATGCCTGTGCCACCGGCCATGCCCATGGACTCGCCAACGCCCATACCTGCACCAAGCCCTCCGGCACCGCTCATGCCAGAGCCGCCGCTCATACCCATGGACTCGCCGATGCCCATGCCGATACCGTCACCGATGCCCATGCCGCCGATGCTTCCGGCCCCGCCGAGACCGTCGCTTGCCGTCATCCCCATACCGGCCGAAGGACCGAAACCGCCCATGCTGTCGCCCGAGGCAACACCAGAGCCGCCGACATCCCCATACCGACCGATTTCCGGCTGGCCGAACATGCCTGGAACTCCGAACTGGCGCAGAGGAGCCAACGCCTGAGGCTGGAAGATCGGCGGGGTGTACGCCGGCATCTGGTACGGAGAGAAATTCGCTCCGAAGCGGGCAAGGCCACTGTTCGGCAAGCTGGGCCGCGAGAGCACCGCAGGGAGCGCAGAAGGCGCACTCATTGCCTGCTGGCGGCCGACCGGCTGGATGGAGCGCCGCGGGTCCTTAACTGCGCTGGTGAGATCGCCGCCGCCAGCCATTACTTGCCCCCCATCAGGGCGCCGCCGCCAGCACCGATGGCCGCCCCATACGGGCCACCGAACATGGCGCCTAGTTGTGCCCCACCGAGTGCGCCACCGAGTGCTCCAGCCCCCTTGTTGGCTCCAGGCCCGGTTGTTTGCGTGCCGTAGTTCAGGCCAAGCGAGGAACCCAGCGTCGCCAATTGCTGCTTCGGGTAGTCGCGCGCCTCAGTGAATCGCGCGTAGGCGTCACCCAAGTTGCGCTGTTCCTGCCCCTGGTAGGCGCCGCCAGCCTGGAGCAGTGCGTTGGCGTCAACGTAATCCTGATTCGCAATCGTCGGCGCCATCCCGACAGCACCCTGCATGCGATTGCGCTCTGCCGCGTAGTCCGCGCCGCGCAGGTTCGTGGAGATGTCGCCCAGCGTCTGGCCGAGTTGGTATCTGCTCTGACCAAGTACTGCCTGCACCCCGCTGTTGCCGAAGCTGCCAGAGCGCGCATCCAGAGCGTCGATGCTCGGAAGGATCGCGTCTTGGTAGTTGCGGATCACGTCTCCCTGCGCCTGATTGACAAGGGAATCCATGTAGGGGTTGTTGTTGAGGTAACCCCCGCTCAGTGTCTTGGTCAGCTCACCCGATGCTGCGTTGTTGACCGGTGAGCCGTAGATGGCACGCTGTGCCGTGGCGTCCAGCGCTTGCGTCTGGTAGTTGTTGAGTTGTGCCACCGTCTGCCCACCGTAGGGCTGATACGGCATGTCCGCGACTTGCTGGCCGCGCTGCATGAACTGCTGGAAGTACGGGACAGCCCAATCCGGAGGTCCGCTGGTCGTTGACTCGCTGCTGCCACCCGCCATGTCAGTTCACTTCCATTTCGTACACGCTGTACAGTTTTTGGGCCTGGAACCTTTTCTCCCAAAGCCTTCCGATGGAATCAATCGATGATCCGCGGATGGTTTCGCACCCGTTTTGCCGCGCGTAGTCCCGGAGTAGGTTGAAACTTTCCAACCCAGCCCAGCCCGGGCCGTACATCGCGTACACGTAAAGGGTTCTTAGGTTCGGCAGGGTCTGGATCTGGACCGCCGCCCACGCCCTCGGTATGTCGCTGTCGTCAGCTATACCGATTAGCGTTCTCTCGCCCCTGAGCAGGAGCAATTTCAACTGATCTGCGGTTATCTCGCGCGATGCGCGAGCCGTCGCTTGCGATAGTTTATCAGCACCATCCCTCCATGCGATACATATATGTGAGGGAGGCACCGTAAACAGTTTCATTCTGGCGAGACTTTAACCTTAAGCGTGCCGCTCGCCAAATCAATGGCCCCGCCAGATTCATTCTGGAACCTGACGGATACAGTACCCGCCGCAGATACCCACCCGAAAACCAGTATCCCCTGGGTATCCAGCGAGAATGTCGCCTGCACATAATCGCCCAACTGCGAGCCTGGCGCCGATACCGTGGTGGTCGTGCCAGCCCCGTCCACGAGGTTTCCGGGGTCGTAGGTGGCAGTGAACTCGGCCCCCGACATCCGGTTGACCTTCTGGGCCACGCGCTTGGCGTAGGCGTAGAGGGTCTGGAGCAGCGTCTGCTCGCTGAACTGCTGGTTCTCGTCGAGCTTTGCCATCAGCGCCGCCCAGTCGGCATGGCGTCCATGACGAAGCCGTTGAACTCGGTGTTCCCGGTGTGGCTGAAAGCGAAGCGGTGGAAGCGCCCGGTCTGGCGGATGTCGTACTTGCTATCGCTCAACGTGCCGGTGTCCGCTACCGTGAGCGTCTTACCCGGCCCCTGCTTGGTGTAGCCCTGCACAGACCCGGTAGTGGGCTCGGTGATGTATCGGAGCTTCACGCTACGGACGAACGTATCCCGGTAGTCCTCGCCGTAGTCGCCAAGCGTCACCGTGCTGTCAGCGCCCACCCCGGATAGCGTTTTGATGTCGTGGGTTGTGTCGAAGACCGCCAGCGCCCGGCCTCCGGCTTGCCACGACTGAGAGTCCCAAGGGATATCCGGCAGTGCGTCCCATGTGCTGGAAAGCGTGTTGAGCGTGTCCCAGGTCAGGCCCGGCGTGACGTACTGGAAAGCCGCTTCGATGGTGCGGTTCGCCCTTCCCCACCGGCCATTGCGGCGGTGCCACACAATGGCCGAGTCAGGCTGGCCCGTGGTGCTGGCCGCAGACGGGTAGAAGAACCATACGCGGCTGTTCTGCTTGTCGTGGGTGACGATGGTCCGGTAGCGATAGGTCGCGCTCGAGTCGTTGAAGAACCATTGCCGCAGCGCCGACGCGATAGGCGTAGGCCGAGTACCGTCGTACAGCCAGATATCGTCATCGCCAACGAACACGATTCGCCCACCGATGTCGCACACCGCCTCAGGGCCAATGCAGCCGACATCGCCAGGAACCTGGTCCCACTGCCAGACCGGCGGCGGCCCGACATAGGAGCCGACGAACATGTCGGAACGCTTGAATGCAATAACCTGCTGGCCGAACCGGATGGCTGCGGTGATGGCACCGCCAGAACCGATCAGGCGGCCAGAGGTGGCCTGCACCGAAGCGTTGATCGTCCAGCTCGACGCATCCTGGTAGGCGCTGCACCGCCACCTGTCTGGTGAGTCACCAAAGCCAGCGTCGTTGGTATCGAATGCCAGCACGAAGTCTTTGGCCGCGACGATCATCCGTGCCTTGGGCGAGCCTGCGATGGTCGCGAAGGTGCCGGAGGTGGACGACTGGAGAGCGACGACATCATTCGATGCCAGCGCCACGTCGCCGAACTGGGCAAAGCTCCAGCGGTTCTCGCCCGAGCCGGTATAGGTGCCAGTGGAAACGTCAGCCCAAGACGTGCCGGATAGCTCGTACAGCTTCGATTGCGTGCCAGCAATGGTGCGCCTCGTGCCGGCGGTGTTCTGGAGCACTGCAGCCCCTCGGCAGTCGGCCACGAGCACGTCAGATCCAGGATCGACAGGAGACGGCGCTGACGCCATACCCTTGTCTGACGGCACAAGCTGGGTGCAGTCGGTGATGACCCCCGGCGTCGTCGGATCCAGGTCGGGCGAGAAGCCGAGAAGCTCGATCATGATGTATAGTCATCCTCGGACTGGCGGCGCTTCGGCGCAGTGGGCGGGGTAACCGGTAGCCAAACCGGGCGCGACCCTCCTGCTGGGGCTTCTAGAGCACGGCAACCCCGCCAGTTCTTCATGCGACTCACGCCGGCCTCACCTGAAGCGCCGCTCCTGCGTACTTGCGCTCGGCGTTGTTGGCGATCACAAGCGCCATCTGCTGGTCAAACAGCGCCTCGTAGTTGCGTGCAGCCTCGAAGTCCTTCAGGTACACCGCAGCGTGTTTCAGTGCACCGTACAGGTAGGCCGATGGGAACTCGGCCAGGATCGAATTCGAGGTGTTGGAGTCGGAGAGCGGCGTGAACTTGGCGTTGTAGGTGGCGATCACCGAGCCGTCGCCGTCGTCAGCGAACCGCAGTTGTGCGCCGACGATGGTGTAGTAGTTCACGAATGACGGACTGCTGGCGTTGACCATCTCCAGCTTGTCGGGGGTCACGTAGGACAACCTGCGAGCGGTGTCGCCGTTCCAGATCACGGAGCGAGCCGAAAGCCAGCCTGTGGGCAGCGTCGCAACGCCAGCCGTCACCGTGACCGTCGAGCGCGTCTCGAACTCGATTTCCTTCACCCTGATTTGCATCTCCGCCTCGGCCTGGTCGATGAACGTGTCAACGACAGACGTGAGGTCACTGCGGTTCACAAAGTCCGCAATCTCGGTCTTCAGGGCACTGTAGGTTGTCGCCATGGCTTCCTGCTCTCAAACCTCATGTCGCGCACTGGCTGGTGCGTCTGTGGCTCCGCTTCGGTGATATCGACTTGCCCGGCGTAGGTCAGGAGGTCACGCAGTTCTGATGCCGAATAGCACCAGCGGTGGCACATGGCCTCGTTCTTGTACCGAGGGTCACCGAACAGGCCCCACATCGTCAGGTGGATCGGCGCTGGCTTCTGGCGTTCTGCGTACCAGATGAATGCGTCCAGGATCTTGTCCAGGCACGGCATTTCCAGCACCAGGAGCCCGCCGGGCTTCAGAACCCGGATCCACTCTTTAAGCACGTCCTCGCTTTTCCAGCGGTAGATATGCTCAAACAGGTGGTAGGCGTGAACCTCGTCCGCGTAGTCGTCGGGGAAAGGTAGCGGGCCGGTCACATCCGCAACCACGTCGGGTTGGATGCTCGTCCAGTTATTCGCCAAGTCGATATTGACGAACCCAGGCCAGATCTTGGCCCCGCAGCCCAAGTTTAGCCGAATAGGGCTGCTTTCCATAGCGCTCCAATCCTGCGCGGCGAATACTCACCACGGATATATGCCTGGGCACGCTTAATGCGCGAGATAACCTCGTCTTGGTGGGATAGCGCCCATTTCGCGCCATCGCCAATATCGCCAACATAAACCCCGAGGTCACCGTATGATGGGAGGTATCCGCACACAGGGAACAGGCCCCTGCGGAGGGATTCGATCGCCCTGTTGGCTGACTTTGCCATGGATTTACCGGTAGGGATCACGACCAGGCCGGCCCTATCAAAAGCGCGATCCATCTCCTGCGGGCTCCATGGTGTGGTGCCTTCGAAGTTGGAGACCACCTCTAGGTTCTTGAGCTTGCCCACCCATGGGGCCAAGTCGCGCAGGTTGGTCCGGTGGCCGAACCACAGCAGCTTGTCGTGAACGCGGGGCGGCTTCTCTGGCTGTTCGTAGGGGTCCGGGATCGCGATGGCATCCTTGCCCGTGCGCTCGTGGATGATGCGCTGCATCTCCGCGCTGTTGCACGTCACCAGATCGGCCTTCAGGCAGCACAGGTGATAGTGCTCGCCCCACTGTGGGTGGTCGAAATTGTCGTCACAGACATCGAAGCACTTCTTGCTGTAGCCGGCCGTCTGCTCGTCCCAGTTCCAGTTGTGCTTGCCCATCACGACCCACTCAGGGCCTGGGCCGATGCCGAGCTTCGCTAGCTCAACGGTTGGGATGAGAGCCCTGTAGCGGCTGGAGGCGAGGTGCTCTCCGCAGTGCTTGAACGTGACGTTCACGCTTCGATGTGATTGACGGCCTGCTTGGTGAGATGCCATTCCGCCGAGTGGTCGCAGTCCTTGTAGTGCTCCATGCCCGGCACGCCCAGCGTGTAATGCACAAGCTTGGCATCCGGGTTGTGCTCGTACTCGCTAGCCAGCCAGTTCCACTCACGCGGCAGATCGCCGATCTGCTCATCGTGCAGGTGCTCGAAGCGGTGCAGGACGCGGCCGGAGTGCTCCTCAACGTACTTCGGCGTCAGGATCCGGTTCGCCGGATGGCCGCAGTTCCACAGCATCACGCTTGACCAGTTCTTGCGCGGGTAGACCGCGTTGTGCGTCTCGAGCGACGTGCCGATGTACTTCCTCTGTGCCTTTGAGGAGTAGTTGTGCTTCGCCACCATGACCGCATACCGCTGGTCACGCATGGCCCACAGTTCCGAGATGTCGGCCCGGCAGAGCATGTCGCCATCGGCAAAGATGGCCCAGCCGCGATAGTCCTGGAGGAACGGGACGAGGAAGCGGCTGTAGATGAACTGGTTGGAGCCGTCGGTGTGAGTCTCGGTGTACTCAGGCAGCAGCTTCAGCGCAAGCGGGTAGAACGCTACTGGGCTGGTAGCGGTCTGAATCACCGATTGGCAGAAGACGTGATACGCCGCCGCTTCGCGCTGGTCGAATCCGCAGTAGAGCGGGATCATTTGCTAGTCGCTCCATAGTCTGAGTCCACGTCTCGCCCGGCTTCTGCGGGAACAACGTGGTCGTTTGATACCAAGGGAACTTGCGCAGCTCTGGCTGGTAGTTCCAGTTGCTCTTTTCGTTGGTGAACACGATGGACGGCACGCCCAACGCACCAGCGAGATGGTGTGCGCTCGTATGCACACCGATGTAGAGATCCAGTTCGGCCACTAGCGCTGCGGTGTCGTCGTAGTCCTCCGACTCGCTGGCGCGCTTGTAGTGCTTGACCGGAAGCCCCGCCTCCTCGATCTCGCGCAGCGTGTCGCCCTTGTACTGAAGGCTTATCCAGTCCGCGTCGATGGCCTGAATCAGCGGGCGGAATGCATCGATGCCGGCCGAACGCGCCTCGGGGTTGTTGTGCTTGCTGCCGCCACTCCACGCAATGCCAATCTTTGGCTTCGGCCCCCACGAGTCGAACAGCGCACGCCACTGGATGCGCCGCTCAGGGTCGGCCACTAGGTAAGGAGTACCAGGACAGGAGTCAGGCGTCGGCCTGTAGAACTCAGGCAATTGCCCGCACGGAATGTTGGCGTCGATCTTGTGGCTGTTCGGCCACTCGATTTCTTTCGCCAGCCGCGTACCGTAGACCGCGATCTGCGGGAACGAGCGTCGGAACAGGCCCTCCAACCTGCGATCGCACTCGAGCACAACCGTGTTTTCACGAGCGGCATCCGGCACGCAGGAGGCGTACATGATTTCGTCACCAAGCCCCTGCTCGCCGTAGATCACGAGGTTGGTGCCGGGCTTGCCGTCCCACATCCCTTCGTTGAGGAACTGGAGGCGCTTGCGGAACTTGCCGCCGATCTGGGCTCTGCAGTCCTTCCAGCCGTCTTTCCACTGACCGAGAGCGATGCGCGACAGCCCGCGAGTATTGAGCGCAGTCACGCATGTCGGGTCCATCCGCAGCGCAGTCTCTGACCACTCGATGGCGCGCTTGTAGTCGCGCTCTTCCATGTGTGTACACCCGACATTCGCGGCGTACAGAGGCCGTTTCTCGCGATCCCATGCCTTGAGGTAGCACTGGCGGGCCTTGTGGTGCTGCTTCATGCCGCCGAAGCACATGCCTAGGTTGTTCCACGGCTCCGAGCGCTTGGGCACCAGCTCGGTGATGCGGCGGAAGAACAGCGAAGAGACGCCGTACTTCTCTCCCCGCAGGAAGACCGACGCCATGAGGAACATGGCGTGGTGGTCGTCGCAGTCCTTGTCAAGAAGCGCCGTGCAGCGCCTGGCAGCCTCGTCGGGCTCCTCATCAAGCATCGACTCGATGTGCTTGTAGTACCCGAGTTCCTCCATCAGATGCGCCCCGATGCCGTGACGATCAGCTTGCCGTACTTGTCCCAGTTCTTGCGAAGGAACTTGACCACCTCGCGCGCCGGGAAGCGCATCACATCGAAGCCATCCTCGGTGAGCATCTTGGCTACGACCGAGTTCGGGATGTGCCCGACGTGCTGGAAGTTCTGCTTGATGCCGCGCTTGGCGTAGTCCGGGTCGTTACGCAGCGCCTGCGTGTAGTCAAGATGCGGAGCAACGTCCTGCTCCGTCTTGACGATCATCTTGCCATCCTCGGCCCCATAGGTGGTCTTCACACCCGTCAGCGGGTCGTACTCAACGCCGAGGATCTTCATGGCTTGCTCAAGTGCTTGATGGGGCAGCCGACGTATTTGCCGGCCTCGAACTCAACCCACACACCGCCGCTGCCGGCTCCGGCCAGCACCCTCCCAACCCTGTCGTGATAGCCAACCCACTCACCATGGAACTTCGGTGGCCGATTGCGCAACTGTTCAGGGACGGAGAGTCGTACTTGCATGGTTAGCGGTTGTTGATGCGCCGGTAGTTCGGGGGAAGTTGCTTGTTCAGGCGCAGGTAGTTCGGTGCCAGTCGCATGGTTCTTTCCTTTCAAAAAACCCCCGAGGCCGAAGCCCCGGGGATCAAGGAGCGTTAGGTGAGGTCTTGAATCTTCGCGTGCGCGTCCGGGTTCTCCATCACCACGGTGAACTCGCACAGCAGTTGGCCCTTGTCCGCGTCACCGGTCTTCGCCAGCGACGTGTACTTGATGGGCCGCAGCCACGCGGTGGACACGTAGTCGGGGTCGATGCAGAACAGCGTGGACGCGCGCATGTAGCGGTTCAGAACCACCTTGTGCTCGCCGAAGTCGGAGATGTAGAGGTCCACACCACCAACCACCACGCCCTGAGCCGTTCGGCCCTGGTTCACCGACACACCCGCGAAGCTGGTCGCGCCAGCAAAGCCGGCGACCTTCCGCTTCTGAGCCGTGCCAACCATGATGACGCTCGGGTCGCCACCGTCCGTCCACGCAGCCGTCAGAGCCGAAACCAGCGTGGTCTCGTCCAGCGCAGCAGTCGTGCCATCGGTCGGCGCGCCCCAGTCGCCAGAGGCGTAGCCCGGGGTCGTGCCGGTCGAGTCGGTCGAGGCCGAGAAGATGCGGTTGCCCGCGATCATGGATTCCCAGCCGGCCGCCTGGCGAGCGGTCTGCGAACCACCAACGCTCGAGGCTTGGTTGCGCACGATGGTGAACTCGATGTCGCGCTTGAGTTCCTTGCCGCGCTTCATCAGTTGGTACGCGAATTCCTCCGCGCGGCCGTACTTGCGAACAGCGTCGGCAGTGCCGGAAACCAGCACCGTCTTCTGTGCGATCTGCAGGCGGTTGGACAGCATCACCGTCGGCGCAGCAGTCGCATACGAGGCGTCATCGCCTTCGACCGCCTTGTTCGAGCTCGCCGCAGCCAGCGAGTCGGTCTGCCACTGGTGGTTCGTCGCCGTGGCCTTCTTGCGCTTGCCCATGGTCAGGGCCGGCGTGTCGGTCGGCGAGATGTTGAAAATGACGTCCTCGACGTCCTCGGCCATGCCGACGAGATCGTAGGTGTCAAGGGTTCCGGAAACTTGGGTCACTTTGCTTACCTTTTACGGAAAGCGGACCTCGCCAGCAGTGCCGCCGCAGCGTCTTCAAGACGCCCCGACTTCTGAAGACGCTTCATCGCGTCGCTTACCTTGGCTTGGGCCGCTGAATTCGGGCTCCCTGCAGCGCCTGGCTTCAGGGTCTTGGTCGGGGCTTCCACCCGCTTCAGCGTCGGACCTTTGGCCGTCCTCATCGCATGCCCGTAGGCCGCGTCGTCGAGGATCTGAACCATCCATGCATCGGTTACGCCCTGAAGGACGCCATCCGGTGCTCCCTTGCTCTTTGCGTACTCGGACAGGCTCTTGGCCTTGTCCGCGCTCCAGCCCTTGATGTGGGTCGTGAAGAGCTTCTCAGCATGTTCTTTGCGAGCAGAGAACGCCTTTTGCTCTTCAGCCTGCATGGCTTGGATGTTCTGGGCGTATTGCCCTTCGATCCGGCCCTTTGCAGCCTGGAGTTGGTTGTATTCCGCGTTGAGGCGGGTCAGCGTCTCAGTGTCAACGCTGTTGATGTCCACGCTTTCCAGTTGCGTCAGCCTGCGCGCGACCATCCTGTGATCGGCGATCAGGTCGGCCTGGGCCTCGCTGATCTTCTGCAGTTGCTTGACGGTCTGGTGTTGAACCTCAGCGGCTTTCCGAAGGTCGGCGGCCTCCTGAAACTTGCGCGTCGCACCGGCCTCAACCTCTTTGGCCCTGGCTTCGATGCGCTTCGCGGTCTCAGTCAGCTTGGCGGGGACCTTGAACTTCTCCCCCGCCACGTCGATTTCGGTTTCACCCTCGTCTTCGGAATCCTCGGTCTCCTGCGGGACTGATTCCTCCTGGCCGGCGTCGCCTTTCGGCTGCTCGGGCAGGGTTTCGTCCGTGGTTTCCTCGGTTTCCGGCTGATCAGCTTGGGCCGGTCCGTTGCCCTTCCACCGATTCAGCAGTTCGGCCACACCTTGTTCTTCGGTGAGGCCCTGTGGAGCTTCCGTTGCCGGCGTACTCTCAATACCCATTAATCCTTTCGGGAGCGGGCTCGATTATCGATACCCAAACTCGCTAGCGGAATGTCGAGGTTTCCGCTCGACCTCCAGTTTAGCGATTTTCCCGTCATTTACAACCTTTTGGAGATACTGCAGATACTTGCCGTGCATATATTGCATGGCCTTAATCTGGCTCAGCGCCTCCAAATCCGTCGGAACAGTGCTCGTAAATAGCCGATATAACTCGGCGTCAATATGTTCGCGGGCCGCGATAAATACTGGGTCAGTGAGTATTTGCTCTGCACGTTGGCCTGCAGCAATCTCGGTTTCTTTCTTGTCCATGTGCCTCACAAGAGCGCGATGAGCGCCGCAATTTCGTCGGATTCGTCCTGCTTCTGCTTGGATTTTGCAGCCTCGAACGCCTCTTTGCCAATCGGTCGCGCCTTCTTGTCCTTGTGGATAACCTTGACCTGCTCGCGCTGGATAAGGTCGCGCGACAGCAGGAAGGCCAACTCCTCGTCGGTGACGTTGTGGTATTTCTTGCCGTCGATGATGTAGTTACGACGGCGCTTCTTGGCCGGCGTACCAACGGCGCGCTTTGGCGGGATAACAGCCGCCTCTCTCCAGTCGCCCTCTGTGGTGACGGTGCCACTCAGCGCAATCGACGTGGACGGAGAGACGCCAAGATCCAGGGCAAGCGCACCGGCCACCCCAGCAACCCCAGCCATGGACGGGCCGGCAGTGACACTGAGGGCGAACTGCCGCCTAGTGCCAAAGTATCTCGACCCAAAGAACCTGGAGCCGAAGTATCTCGAGCCGTAGTAGCACCCGGTGCCGGGGACTGGCAGACCAAACGAGAAGCTGGCCGCCCCCATCGTCACTGCGGCGCTCAGTGCAGCCACCTCTAGCGGTGGCGTTACCGCGAAATCGGTCTCATTGTCGAAACTGAGTACGGCGCCAACGGATACCGTCCCAGCTAACCCGAGCGTCGCGGATGGCGCCACCGGCCACGGGAAGGACAGATCCCCCGCAACACCGACAACGCCAGCGATGGACGGTCCGCTGGTCTGGGCCAATGCAAACGCGCTGATGCGCTTCGTGCCCCAGTACCGGGGGCCGAAGTAGCGCACGCCGAAGTTTCGGCCGCCGAAGTAGCGCCCAAGGACAACCAGCCCCCGGTGACCGAAATAGCGCTCACCGAAGAAGCGTTGCCCGAAGAAGCGGCCCCCAAACACCGCCGCGCCCCTTCTTAGGTCAGGTCACGAGTCACCGCAGTGCGATTGCCGTCCGCATCCACGGTCGCAGAGATGCGATCCTTGGAGTCGGCCAGGTCTCGATACACCGCCGTCGTGGTCCCGAGACCGCTCGCCTTGCCGCCCATCGCCGAGTTCTGCAGCCGCACCGACTGGCGGGCAGTGGTCGTGCCGTCCACTTGCTCGTCCCACACCGCATCGACCTCGGCCGCAAGCGCGGTGGCGTAGGCCGTGCCGGCGAACTGCGTAGCATCGACCTGGAGCAGATCGCCGCCGCCGATCAGCGAGTCATAGACGTTCGCCGCGAGGACGACGCATTCCACACGCACCGGCAGGGCGCCGGAGACGTGAACAAAGACGATCATCGAACCCAGCGTGTCGGTGTCGGTCGCGTCCAAAACGGCGTAGTAGATGCCGTTCGAGATGTGTGTTCCGCCGCCGCTGTTCTTGTTGGCAAGCGTGGTCGCGCCGGCCTTCCAGAGCTTGATATCGGTGTTGGCGATGGTCAGCGCGGTCTCTTCGGTGTTGCCGTCCGTGCTGTCAACGAAGTAGCCCAGCGGAATTTCCTGCGAGGCCGTGGATTGTTTGAGATAGATGGACATCAGGAAATCCTCTGTTGGCAAAGATGATGCATGGCGCGCGTGGCGCCGTTCGCGCTGGTGGCGTCACCCAGTTCGATGGCATCGAGCCCGATCAGCGCAGTCCCGTTGCCACTGAGCAGAGCCCCTGGCTTACCGGTGGTAAGGGTGGCGGTGTAGTTCGATCCGATCTGCACGCGGTCCTTGAACACCTTGATCGTGCTGCCGATCACCTCCACCCCGATCTTGTCGGTGTTGGTCCAGGCCACGCCGGTGATGGTTGCAAGCGTCGAGGAGGTGCCGTTGACCATCTCGACCACCTGCACCGTGTGGTTGGAACCACTGGCTGCGTCGTCCTCGACGTAGGCGCCAATGAAGTCGGCACCTGCGTCGGTGTCGGCGCTGATGCGCACGCCCACGCCAGCGAAATACTGCGAGCCGTTGAAGGCCATGCCGACAACGGGGCCCTCGGCATACTGGTCGTTGGAGAACGTGCCGGTGCCGTTCCACCGAATCACCTGATAGTGCGCAGTGCCGCTCGACTTGCCGTAGACAGCCTGGCTGACGATCTGCGGCGGCGTCGCATCCCACGCCAAGTCGCGGATGTGCGTCCAATTGGCGCCGACGTTGCCATCGGCCCTGTTGAAATCGTCAGTCGGCGCGCTGCCGTTGACTGGGTTCCATGCCATCTCAGGTCACCTTGAAGTTAGATGAGCGCTAGCGCGACCTGCTGCGTGGTGCCGGCGATCCAGCCCAGGCAGTCGGTGACCTCGCTGTCGAAAAGGCAGGTGTAGTGCTCCTGCGTCTCCGTCCGGTTGGGCAGGCCAGAGCCGCCGATCGTGACTGAGCCACGGTCCCATGTGCCGCCGGTCCCGTAGGCATTGGTCTGCGGCGGCGTAATGGTGTTGAGCACGTTGCCGGTGGACGAGCCCTTCTGGTACAGCTTGCCTTTTCGCCGGTTCCAGACCCAGGTGTTGGCGCCGTTGTTGTTTGCGAAGCCTGGGCCACCAGGGGTGAGCTGCACGATGGTCGCAGGCGACTGCGTCAGGTCCGTACCGAACATCAGGCCGGCACCATCGACGAAGATCAGTACCCGGCGTTCCGGGATGATCGCCATCTTGGTGTAGGTGCCGGGCGTGCCCGACGGCGGCCAGCCGGTCAGCGCCAGCGTCTGGAACGTCATGTCGCTCAGGCGGATGTACGAGATGAACTGACGAGTCCAGAACGCGGAGTCGGTGAAGTAGATGCGGCCATCGACCGGGTCGTAGGCGGATGAGCCTTCGACGTGGATGGTGGACGAGGCGTTCGCGCTGGCGCAGGCGCGCGTGAAAAGCCCCGTGTCCAGATCCACCTGGTGAGCCGAGGGCGACGAGAAGTTGCCGCCATCGGGGCCGTTGAACATGGCGCCCCGCGTGGGCGAGATGACCACACCCTTCTTGCCGCGGCGCAGCGCCACGTGCGAAGCGTAGATGTGCCCCGGGACTGGCATCTCCCCGATAGTGGCCGAGAGCATCTCGTACCACGGCGCTGCGTTCGCTTCTGCCGGCCACACCGGCGTCGAGTTCAACGGCACCCCGTTTGCGTTGGGGAGCAAGAACCACATGCGCGTGGCGATGTCGAAGCCGATGCAACCCAACAACCCCTGGTTGTTGTGGCCGCCTGGGTTCGCCAGGATCCACGCACCAGCATCGCCATACCACGGCACGAACACGCCGCCGCCGTATGGGTGGAACGTGCTCAGGTCGAACTGCCCATCCGTCCAGCCGGCCGGCTTGATGGAGCGCGCGGTGTTCAGGCCCACGAGCACGCTGGTGTTGACCGTGCTCGGCAGGGTGTAGGCGACAGCCGGCAGCGCGCGAGGCTTGATGCCCCACTTCGGGTTGTTCACGAGCGTGGCTTCGCCGGTGACCCAGTTGGTCGCGCCGTGTAGGCGACGGTAGGCGGTGAGCGCGCCCTCGGCACGGTGCTGCGCGGCATAGGAGATGGCGCAACTCAGGATGGCCCAGTAGCTGTCGCCGGTCAGGTTCGTGGGCGTGCTGTTGCCAGTGCCCTGCAGCGTGTTCGTCGCAGTGGTGTTCAGGCTGCCGTAGTTCTTGAGGTGGACATCCCCCCAGTTCTTGGCGAACCCGTTACCGCTGTTGTCGTTCGCGACCTTATGGCCGTAGTTGGCGCCCAGGGTGAAGTCGTGATCGTGAGAGAGGCCGCTGCCGCCGAGCAGGCCGACGGCAGGCCCGTAGCTGAAGTCCCGGACACGCTCCACCGTCTGGTAGTTCGCATCCGGAACGCAGTCGTTCTCGCTGTTCATCGCGTTGGCGATGGCCACCCACCACAGCTGCCACATCGGGATGTCGCCGGCCGTGATCCAAAGACCGTGCTCGCGGATGTGCAGGATGCCGAGCGCGCGCGGCGGAGTCAGGTCATGAACCCGAGTCAGCAGCGCGTTGTAGTTGTTCACCAGCAGGGTGCGGTACTCGGCGGCGATCTGCCCGCCAGCGAGTTCCGCATCCGGCGCAATCGCCGCGAACTGTCCCAGCGTGCGCATGAGCCACGCGAAGCCGCGAATCTGCTGGTTCGCCGATGCGTCCGTGCCAGTGAGCAGGCGATTCACGCCGCTGCCGGCCGCCGAGTGCACGCACAGGTAGGCCGTGGCCATGTTCAGCGCCATCGTCTCGTAGTGCCAGCGGTCGCCCGTCAGCATGTATGCGAGATAGCCGCCACTGCCGTGGTGCGCCACATCCCAGTTGTAGGCGCTGTTCGGGGCGCCATTGGAGCCGCCCTGGTTCGGGCCATCCTGCGTCCAGGTGCCGAACGTCGAGAGCTTCAGGACGTTGCCGTCGGCCGTAAGGCCATTCGCAATGTTGTAGCTGTTCAGCGACGAGGAGGCACACAGCACGGCGCGGTACGCGCGTGCATCCCCGCTGGTGAGGTACTTGGCATCGGCATCGGTGAGCGGCCCGATCTGGAACTGAGCCCCGGTGCTGGACATGTCGGGCTCGATCGGCCCGTTGCTGCCCAGCACGTAGTTCTGAATCAGCGCGGCCAGCGTGGCGTTGTCCGGGTCGCCATAGCCGTACATCGGCACCAGCTGCGTCGACAGGATGTAGTCCACGTCGAAGGTCGGCGTGATGCTCGGGTTGGTGCCGTTCGTCCAGTACCAGCCGTCCTGGGTGTTGTCGCCCATGATGCGGGCGCCGACCCGCAACGTGGCGTTGACCCCGCCGTTGTTGAACACCGTCGTGCCGTTGACCACGAAGGTCGGCACGAAGACGCGCTCGGCGATCGTGGTGTCCTTGGCCCCCGAGCCGTTGTCCAGCCGCCCGTTGGCGATGAACGGCTTGCACTGCACGCGGCCGTCGATGTAGACACGCACGCCCATGCAGCCCATCTGCTTGGTGGTGGCGTCGATCTGGCGAAACCAGAACTCGCTCATCACCGGGGTCTGCTTGGAGTAGTACGGCGTGTCCGTGCGCGGGTTGAAGGTCAGCGTGGCGCCACTAACGCCGATGCTGTAGGTGCCAGTCGGGATGTCGGTCTGGGCGAGGTTCGTGCCAGAAGACGGCGGCGTGCCGGCAGCCATGAACACCGTTACCGGTGTGTTCTGCGTCAGCGTGGCCCTCCCAACAATCAGGACATGCTTGGCGCTGCCGTCGTTCCAGGTGCGCAGCACGACCGCGCGGTAATCAACAAGGTTGCTGCATGTGATCGAGTTCGGCACCTCACCCTTGCCGAACGGATGGCAGAGGTAGAAGGGATATGTGCCAGTGCCAGCGTTGGTTGTCGTGAGCTCGAAAGAGGCCAACGTCCCGCCGGCAACGGTCGTGAACGTGATCGGCGTCCCAAGGTTGGACAACCCACCGTTGTTGGTGATGCTGACTGATGACGCCCCATCGCTCGCCCTCGTCACAGTGAACGTCTGCGCAGCCGTAGAGCCAGCAGAGAAGGTGAGCGAGGTCGGCGACACAGATCCGGCATTGGTCGCGGCCGGCGTGACCACCACCGACGACGACAGCGCACCGTTCGGCGTCACCGTGAATGTGGTTGCAACGCCATTCACGCCTGTCGTCGGGCCACTGAGCGTGAACGCCGTTGCGGCCCCCGGTCCAGTGTCCTGCGCCAAGTCTCCAGTAATGGCCGCTACCGCCTGCACCGAGAGGCGAATAGCCTTGGTCAGGCGGAATGCCGTCATTACGTGATTTGGAGCGAGATCGTCAGGCCGCCAGGGCAGCTAACAGAGGTTGCCGTACCCGGAATCACAGCATCCGAGACCTGTAGATCGCCAGTACCAACGCCAACGCTGCCGGTGATGCGGGTGGCACCCCCCGAAGTGCGAAGCTCGAACTTCGCGATGGTCCCAGCCGTCACAGACGTGTCCGCACTGATGGTGTTGGACGTGGCAACAGCCGGGCTAGCCGTGGTCGCAGCACCGAACGCAGTCGCTGAGAACGTGAGGTTCGCCAGTTCGGCATCCGCTGCGGTAAGCAGGCGGAATTGCCCAGAGTTCAGGAGTGCGGTGATGCCGTTCAGGCCGGCGGCCTTGCACTCATTCGCTACGCTGATCGTCATTCATTTGCTCCTGGCTCAACGGAACCTCCGTCTTCAGTTCAATGGTCTTGATGAGGTTGCCTGTGGCGTCTCGGCACTCGAAAGTGCCACTGATCACCAACTTCGCATTCACCTCTGCCGGCGTTTCGGTCATGCATTAGTCCTCAATTGCCGCGCCAATGACCCGACCATCCTTGTCGCGGAGGATCTTCTTGGGCTTGCGCATCGTCTCTTCCAACTGCTTCTGGCCCTTGATGACCTCTTGAACGGTCTTCTCAAGTGCCGCAATGTCCTTGCTGCTGTCTGCCTGCTTGGGTTGGGCTTTTGCCTGCTCCTTGGCCTGCTCCTTGGCGTGCTCGTTGCCCTTGTCGGCCATCTTTTCTTCGTGCATGCGGCCCTTGTCGGCCTCTTGCGCCTGAATGGCCGACTGCTTGTCCTGCGCCTCGGCCTGCTGGTCCTGCGAGTGGACCTGCACGCGAGCCTGCATCTCGGCAATCTGGATCTTGGTTTCGTTGTTGGCGTCGGTCGTGTACTGCGTGACCTGTGCCTGAACCTGCGTCTTCCACTTGTCGATTTCCAGACGCTGGGCCTCGAGTTGCGCCTCGTACTGGGCCTTGATCTGCTCGCGCTCGGCGTCGCGGGCGTCGTTGGCGGCCTGCAGCTCGAGCGTTGCGCGCAGTTCCTGCAGCTTGAGTTGAGCCCGCTGCTGCTCCTGCTGGAGCGAGACTTGGCCCTTCATCTGCTCGACCTGGACCGCCACTTGGCCCTTCATCTGCTCCTTGACCACTTCCGGGTTAGGAGCGGGCGGCATCGGCGGCTTGGTGGACGGGTCGTCCCAGAACTCGTTGGGATCCTTGAATCCGCCAGCCTGGGTCAGCCGCTTCAGGGCGTTATAGACCTTGGGCGGGCTGGTCAGGCCGGCTTGCAGGGCCAGAATCTGCTTCTGGAGCACGCCTTCGAGGAAGACAATTTGCTGCATCTTGTCGCCAGCACCCAGGCCGACGCTGATCTGCATGTCTGCGCGCTTCTTCCACTGGCGCGGATCGACCGGCACCCACTGATTGCGCAGGCGGATCATCTCAGCCTTACGCGAGTGCTTCAGCGTCAGGGCATGGACAAGCTGAAACAGGCACTTCACGCCCGTCTCGGCAAAGATGCGCGCGATGAACTTGATGCGCTGCATCGCAGCGGTCAGCATGGCCGAGTTGGCGTGCGCTCCGGCGTTGTTGTTGAGCGCGTTCGGGTCCAGACCCTGCTGTGCCTCGCTCACCCCAGTGCGCTTGGAGGCTACGCGGTCTACGTACTCCATCATCGGCACGGCCACATCGCCGGTCGTGGAGTGCGTCAGCGGCATGATCGCCATGCGCGGGTCGCCCTTGGTCCGCACCAAGCCGCCCGGACGGCTGACAAGCATGTCATCGAGGTTGACGAGGCTTTCATCCACCGCGTGGCGCCCGTTGTTCGCCAGGTAGACGTTATCCAGCGATCCCCGCAGGAGCGCCGTCTTGATGAGTTGCAAGTCCTTGACCGCATCGGCCAGGCTCAGGCCGGTATGCTGGTGCGGCAGAGGCGTAGGGCACAGCGCCACGAGCAGCGAGTGGTCCGCCTCCTCGTTGAGCAGGATCGTCGTGCCAACAATGATGACGTGGCGCAGTTCGGCCTTGCCGTCGCCGTCGTGGTCGTAGCGAATCCAGCACTCCCGCACCCAGACCTTGCGCATGCTCGGGTCTGTGTTCTCGCTTCCATCGCTTCGCAGCGTGGACGGATCCTGCCGGCGCTCTTCTTCCCAGACGTTGCTGGTGCTGCCGCTGTCGGACAGCGTGTCTTCTACATCGAAGCCCTCCAGCCGTAGCTGGCTGATGGTCTTCTGTTCCCTGTGCTCCGAGAAGTTGCAGCTCGGATCTTGCAGGTTCAGGTTCCGCGCGTTGGGGTCAACGTAGACATTTTCAGGCGCCACGTTGACCAGCCGCACACACCCGTAACTGTGGGTACGCTGTACCTCGATGTCCCAACCGGCCTCTGAGCGCTCTGCCGAGATAGGCTCAACCCCCTCATCCTGGAACAGCAGGACAGCCTCGTCTTCGGTCAGGCCCTTGTACTTCTCTTTGGTGATGTCCTCTGCATCATCCCAGTAGGCTTTAACGTAGCCAACCTTCTGCAACAGCGCGTCATGGCTCCAGCAGTACCACGTTTCGAACCAATTGTTCTTCTGGGTAATGATGTAGTTGACGAACTCGGATTCCTGCTCGGCAGCAGCCATGTCCTCAGGGCCACGAGGCGTGAACAGCACCACCTCATCACCGCCGCAGAAGATATCCGCGAGTTGCGGCTTGATCCACTCCACGGTATCCCAGACATCGCGGCTGATGACCTGGGATCTGCCGTCTACCTCGTTCCCGAGCGGGTTGCCGAGGTAGTAGTCCAGCGCCTGGGTACGCTCCTTCGACAGCTCTCCATGCGTCTCGGCGACGGACTCGTATTGCTCAATCGCTTTGACAAGTAGTGCGTCGCTCATCTTTGCGCGGTCGTCCAGGTTTACGCTTCTCTGTCGCTATCTCGGTCCACTCTGCCTGCTTGAACGTCTCGGCCAAGACCAATTCCGCTCTCGCTTTCTGCACAGCGCGGATTTCAGCGATCTGCCGGTTGACCTCGGCCAACTGGGCCTCCAGGTCCTTAACTCGACGGTTGAGTTCGATACTCATGTGGCGCTCCTAGATGACCCCACCCTTGGGGTAAACGATTGGCTTCTGGTCTTCGTTGCTCATCTGCGGAACAACGAGCGAGAGATACCGGAAATCGTCAGCGCCGTGGCTGTTAATGTCGTGGACTGGGGCCGATGGCTCATCGGTGGTGGTCGGGACATTCCGCTTATACCGTTTCAGACGTGAAACCAGTAAAGCCGCCTTGGTTTTGTCGAAGTATACCCTCGGAAATAGCATTCGTGCCTGCTTGATACCTGTTTCAACAGGCTGATTCGGAGTTTGGGCCACGTCCCACCGCAGGTTTCTCATAATCTGCATGGCGGATTGGCCGGTTTTGTAGTCGCCATGTGCCCCGTCGTGCGGCAGGAACATGCGACCCCAGTTGTAATGGCGGTTTCTCAGCTCGGCCGATAACCAGTCCAGGGTTACGTGGTCAAACTCCAGATACTCGGGTATCCGCACCTCGGACAAATGCCGCTGGGCCAGGATTACCGCCATCTTGTCGTTCCAGCCCAGGTCCAGCACCACATGGACCTTTAGCCTCGGGTCATACGGCACGTTGCACACGCGCCCAGCCTCGATGGCGTCGCGGATCTCGTTGGCGAAGATGGCGCCAGTAACGGCCGCCTTGCACTTGCCTAGCCAGACGTTCTCGTATTCGTCCTTGGTGTAGCGCCGCTCGTCGCCCGCCCTCTCCTTCTCTAGCGTCTCGTTGAACCATGGGTTATCCATGTAGTTCATCTCGACGCTTACGCAGTCGTCAGGCTGGTGCGTGACGAAGCGGTCATAGGTCGGGTCGTCGTCCAGGTCTGGGTTGAACGTCACCCAGATCTCAGAGCCTGGCTTGCGAATGGTCGGCGTGAGGATCTTCCAGGAGCGCTCGGATACCGTCTGCGCCTCTTCCACCCAGCAGATGTCCGCGCCCTCGAACGACTTGATGGAATCGATGGTCTGATCGCTCAGGCCGGCGAACAGGAACTCCGTGCCGTTCTTGCCCCTGATCTCGGTCGTGAAGATGTCGTAGAACGATGTCAGGCCTAGCGCGCCGATCTGGTCTTC